AAAGCATAAGGTTGATTTGGATTTGAATTATCATATGAATCTGGAGTAAGGTTTAGAAAAGGTTCACGATATGTAATAGGATTTCGCACAATATAATATCCATGTTTTGCAGTATAATCCATGAAATATACTATAACAAAAAATGCTACTACTAAAGCAACAAATAATTCTGTATAATTTTTTTTCATCTATTATATAGTATGAAAACTGTTATGCCTTTACTGGCTGAATATTTAGGAACATTTTTACTTACACTTGCTGTTCTTTCTCTATCAAATCCATTATTTCTAGGAATTATTTTTGCTGTAATATTATTTTTAATTCTGCCCGTAAGTGGTGGTTGTATTAATCCGGCTATATCGTTTGCCATGTATCTCAAAGGAAAACTTGGATGGAAAGAATGTTTATATTATATATTTATTCAACTCTTTGCCGCAGGTAGTTCATTCTATGTATTTAAATGGGCAACACTATAAAAAGATAGATGTCTTCTTATGTTATAGCAACTTTAGCCAATACAAATTGTCTTACTGATTTAAAAATATTTTTACAAACATTACAATTATTCAATATTACTTTACCAGATGTATATTTGTATTGTGATACATATATTGATATTATTGATTTAACACAATTCTATAAAGGGAGAATCTATAAGAAAAATGCTTTGGATGATTATGATGGACTCACACGAGGACAAATGGAAAAAACAAAAGGAAATATATTTAAGACTCGGTTTGATGATTTTGTGTGTGAGAAAATGAATCTCTTAGAATGGGCACATGAATCATCTGATAAAGTATTATTTTGCGATGCTGATATATGTTTTATGGGTCCTTTACCAAGTATTCCCGACAAATATGAATTAGGACTATCAAGGCATGAAATAAGAACATTTGATGAAATAAGGTTTGGAATTTATAATGCTGGATTTGTCTTTAGTGGAAATAAAGATATTCCTAAACGATGGAGAGAAGCAACTCATACATCTAGATATTTTGAACAAGCTGCGTTAGAAGATTTAACAAAAGATTTTAAAGCATATTTTTTTCCTATTCAAAATAATTATGGTTGGTGGAGACTTCTACAAGGAAAAGAATCAATTGATAGTTTGAAGAAGAGTTGGATATTAAAAGATAATACAATTTATATTGTAGATACACCTTTATTAAGTATTCATACTCATTGGAAAACCCAAGATAAAGCAACGAACTATTTTAATAGTTTTGTTATGGAATTTATAAAAAATGAGAAACTAAAAGGAATTCTAAGCTAAATATAGAATGAATAAAAACACGTAAGGTTAAAAACGCATTAACAAACCCAAAAAAAGTATGTATGAAATCACTAAATAATAAAATAATAATGGAAAAAGTAATTAAAGAACAAAAACTAAATGTAAATATAAAGAATTTAAAAAAAGATAAAACATTTGTAAAAACATTTATGAAAACATGTGTTTCAGAATTAAATAAATTAAAACCTCTTTTAAAATTAATGGCAAAAACTCGTAAAAATTGATTATATGGATATCAAAGAATATGTAGATAAAATGGATCATTGTTTTAAGGGCCTTTCATCTCCTAGGAACATTTCTGACACATTTGATATTGATAAATATTTTAATGAATATAAAATTAAAGATACTTCTAAATCATGCTCTCATTGTGGTTCCGAACAAGAAGAATTTGAATTAGATGAAGATGTAATATGTAAATCATGTGGAACCACTTATAAACCAAATATTGATAGTTCTGCGGAGTACAGATTCTTTGGAGCAGATGATAGAAGTAGTTTGGATCCTTGCCGAGTTGGCGCACCTATAGATTCACGTTTCCCTCATTCAACATTAGGCACAATCATTTTAAACAAAGTAGTTGGTGGTAATAAATCAAATAGAATTGCCATGGCTCGTGTACGACGATTTCACACATGGAATCTTTTACCGTATAAAGAACGTTCTCTTCTACAAGTCTTTGAACAACTTTCATTAACGGCAACGAATAATGGAATTGATATTAGAACAATTGATGTAGCAAAAAGTCTATATATCCGTCTTGTAGAACATTGTGATAAACGTGGTATGTCTAGAACGAGTGTAGTGGCAAGTTGTATTTATTCTTCATTAAAAATGATTGGGCAACCACGAAAGCCAAAAGAAATTTCTGATATTTTCCATCTTTCATCTACTCAATTCACAAAGTCATTCAAATATTTCCAAGAAGTATTATCAATGGCAAATCAAAGAGGATTATTAAATGATGTAATTATTCCAGCAAACATGTCATCTACAAAGGCTGCTGATTATGTATCACAACCACTTTCAAAACTTCCGATATCAAGAAATACTTTTATTATTCTAAAAGAAAATGCTATTCTTATTGCGAATGAAGCTGAGAGATTAGAGATTTGTCCAGAGAATATGCCTCCATCATTAGCAGCGGGTGTAATCGCATTTGTATTAACACATAGTTCTAGCAGCAGCACTAGTATTTCCGGTATAAGCATTGAAAGAATCGCAAGTGTTTGTGATATTAGTGAAGGAACACTCAATAAATGTTTGAAGAAATTAGAAACAAGATTTGAAGATTTGAAGAAAGTAATGGTATTTGAGAAAAAAGATTAGTGGAACAAGTATTAGATGGGGCAAGATTTATCAACATCATATCTTCCAAGTCAAGGTACAATATTAAATAAATCATCAGATACTGTTGTATTAATGAATAGAATTCTTGATTTTATTTTACGAAATGCTGATATAGCTGATATGATTTCATTAAACGAAACTGAAGGTTGTAAAAAATGGATAATTATAGCAGAATCACAACTTTCAACTCTTTTTGATAAGATTCAAATTCAACCAGAGCTTGGTAAAGATGGAATTTTATATTTGAAAAAAACAAAAATTTTAGAAAAAGAAGCTAAGAGCGGTAAAGTTGCTGATTATTGTAAAGTTCTAGCTTTCTTCTTTATACGATTATTCCAAGTTGTAGGAGCTCTTTCATTAAGTGTTCTAGATACTCAATTGCCTGATAGAGATTATTTAGAAGGAGAGAAGAAAGAAATTATAGAGAAACGAGGAATTCCTTTTTTTCCAAAAGAAATTCCTAAAAAGAAATGGTTTAGTTTTGGTGGTGATGTAAGTTTAGCTGGCAGTATGTCTATATTTGATAAATATTTAATAGATAATGGTGGGGGAAATTATATTTTACAAACAAATCCTAACCGTGGTACTGGAACAGCACTTCCAAGCTATACTGCCAAAATAAATGGAGCTATAATTACAATTAAAAATAATGAAGGTGGTAGAGAAAATGAAAGTATATCTATAGATGTAAATACAAGAAATAAATTTCTAATAAAAGATACTTTACGTGATGGTAAAGAAATTTCATTTATGAGTGAAATACCATATTATTACAGTAATTCTGATAGAAAAATAACAGTAACATATAATGGTTCAAAAGAATTCATTAAATTTATTGAAGAAGCATTTTATGATATAAGAGGAGCAGCTAAATCAACTATAATAGCGTATTTAAAAGAATTAGACCTTTTAGATACATTTAGCAATTCTATTAAAAAAATTCGTGGAACAAATATTTATATAAGAAAAAGTGAATATGATTCTCCTATTCCTATATTTGAATTTGAGATGAAATCAAAAGAAAACGAAAAGAAAACAATAAATATAAGTTTTACAATCGTTATTACAAAGATTAATGATATTGAATATACGTTAAAAATAGATAATATTAAATGTCTAACAAAAGATGTAGATTTTGATACAGATTTAGAAGATAAAGAAGTAACATTTAAAGTAGAAAAATCAATTACTACAAAACCAGAATTATTATATAAACAACAAACAATTCCAAGATATTTAGAAAATCAAATGGAGAAATTATACAAAAAAGCAGAAGAATCTATAAAATATGGATATAGTCAAACAAAAGAAGGATATGCTCGTCCTCTTTCTGATCCAGAAACAAGACAAATCTGGCAGAGTTTAATCCAGAAACCTCCTATCAAAGCATTCTGTTCTGCTCGTGCTTTACAACTTTTAAATCTTTCTGGATTGTCTCAAGCAGTTCCTTCATCAATCCATCCACTTATTTATTCAACACAATTTCCTTTAATAAAAAATCATTCTCTACCAACTCCAGGAAATCCTATCACAAATTCTTTATCTATAAAATCTTTAGCAAAACTATATAATACACCAGATTTTGTGAAAGTAAATAATTCTAAAAAAGATATTAGTTTACAACATCTAATTCAAGCATTTGACCCTACAGCTACAGCAAAATTACTTAATGAAATAAAAGAAGAATCTGGTAAACCATTCGGAACAATAACAAATGCTACACAGATTTCTTTTTTAAGAACACAAGCGGCAAAATTGTTCAATGAACAATTTACTCATACAAAGAAAGTTTCTGATTTAATAAATAAAATCTTTATTATTAAAAATAATATTGAATTAAATCCAAGTATTTTAGCAAAAGGTGTAAAAGGAATTGAAGAAGTTGCAATAGAAGCACGTAATTTATTAACAGATTATTATTCTACATGCCAGATTGAATATAAGAAAGGCGTGGAAGCCTTAAAAACACAAGTAGCTGTAGTACCATAAAAAATTAAAAATTTTTTATCCAACGGAAAGGTAGGATACAATAGAATGAATCGTTGTGAACTTTGTAAGAAAAAGTTACCAATTACAGCATTTGCTTGTAAATGTAATAAAAAGTTCTGTGCAATTCATATGCCTTCAGAAGAGCATAAATGTTCTTTTAATTATTTTGAAGAATATCAAAAGAACATGAAACAAAATCTTAGTAGTGTAGTATTTACTAAGAAAGAAACATGTTTAGCGGAAAGTATCTAGATATAGAGCTACAATATTAGGAGACCAACGCCCTTGTAGCTTCGTAGATTTAGGGTCAAACCAATCAATCTCATTTTTTTCACGATGGTCTTTTCTAAGGCGATTCCACGCTTTAGGATGTTCCTTGTACCATAAGAACTTTTCTTTTGCTTTTTCAAAATCTTCTAGTTCAATAAATGCTTGGAATATATGATATTGGAAATAAGTATTTTCTGGATATTCTTTTTCGGTCGCTTGTAAAACAAGACCAGTGTGATGAAGTTTTTGTAAAGCATCTTCTTCAATTTTTGCTTCTTCATACACTTCTCTACGTAGATTTTCTTGAAGAACTTTTAAAAGTGGCATTGATGGATCTTTCAAACCATCCTTTCCTTCTGTTTGTCCCTTCGGAGGTTCCCATGATTTCCCATTTACTGCTAAATTGGTGTCTTTTACGACAATAAATTTAGAAGTATCACGTTCTCCCTTCAAATGAATAAAACAACACGCACGCATAAAAACTCTGAATCCAGATTTCTTGTCGTTATCATAGTTAGGTGTTTCAACATAGAAATACTTTTTATTAGGACCGTAACCCATTTTTTTAGCATATTCTGATACTTGTTGCCCTCTTTCTAAACCTGGCTGGAATACATTTATAATTCCAGAATTATTCATCCTATTCTTTACTTCTTTTTTCTGCAAGTTTTTGATCTAGTAGATTTATTACATCCGCTTTTATACCTTCGTAGCTCTTTACACAAACTTAAAAATTGTGTTTTATTTTCTAACTCTAACTCTGCTTCTAAACCACATCGTATTTTATAAAGATTCTTTAACAAACTTGCTCTAGTATTATAATGACTAGAATCAAACTTTTTCCATAAAGTAGTCCATTCTTCAAAAGGTAGAATTTCTGGTAGAAGTTCCCAGAATTTTTTATAATAAATAAGTCGTTCACTTGGTTCCATAGAATTATTTCTATTTCTTTCTAAAGGAGAGTCTAGAACTTCTTTAAAAACAGAAGCAAAAGGGTTTGACCCCAAAGAAAGTTTGGAATAAGGATGTCCTTCAACCACAGAAAATAGGAATTCCCATCCTTCAAAATTTACTTTACTACATCCTTGATGAAGTTTCTCATTATACATTTTTTTAACAAAAGAAAATTCTGGATTTTTATCTTTACATAATCCTTGACTTCTTAATTTATCATTTACTTTGTTATGTATTTTCCAGAACCATTTTGTAAATTCTTCTTTAGAACTTAGAGAATCTTCAATTGGCAGTTCAGTAATATATTCACTATAGCTTTTTCTACAGAATTTACATGGTAATACAAAAGCAATATTATAGAAAAATTCTTTATAGTATTCTTTTTTATCTTTATCATAGTTAAATGTTATTGAATGGAGAAGTTTCCATCCAGATGGTCCCCAGTAACGAGTATCCATGTCCTAATTTATTCTTTTCTTAAAATCTTCTAAATCGTCAAGAAGACTTTGAACACCTTTAGAATCATTTCTAGATGTACCTCTATCTTCAAAATCAATTAAATATACTTTATTTGTTTCTTCATTATATAATACATTATCAAAAGAAATATCATTATGATAGATTCCATTTTCATTTAAGTATTTTACTTTTTCTTTTAAAACTTCTAAACCTTTATAAATATTATTAAAATATTCTTCGTTAAACTCTTTTTTTTTATCAGAATTTTTTGTATATGCAAGATTTTCTAAAAAGGAATAATAATGAACAAGTGAATATCCACCAAATTTAGAAAAAAGTAAATTCTGTTTCTCATTATATTCACACATAAATTCTGGGTAGATAGCAAATTCTTCAGAACCTTTAAGAGATCGTAAAGCTTCAGTATTTTTAAATTCTTTCTCAGCAGATTTTTTTGAAGAAACTTTACTTACATATGAACTAATGTCTGTTGGATTCTCACTAGGGGCTTTACATTGGAGAGCAGGATAATGTACAACACCACTCATGCCCTTTCCAATAATTTTTCCTCCTTTTTGCTTTTGTTGCTTTTCTTTCTTTGTTTTTATCATCCTATTTAAGCAGCACCAAATCCTGTAACACTTAATGGTGTTAAGTAAGGGCGGACGGGGCTTGTATCAGCATCTTCTGCTTTACATTTTACTACCTTTTCAGGACACTTCTGTCGTTCGCATGGAGCACATGCCGGGCATGAAACTGGTGGAGGGCATTTGACTTCTGGGCAACGAGGTCTTGGGCATGGAGGGCATTCACCACAATCCTTACGACAAGCACTATTATCAATTATAATAGGCTCTGGTTTAGGAATTGAACTCTTCAATACATATTGTGATAAGTCTGTTGCGGGAGGGCATTCAGTCTTTAACATATAATTTGCCATATCAGGGCATGTCTGGCATGGAGGCACTGAAGTC